TCTGCAAAGAATGCAGAAAGAAGCTGGAACTACTGAAAGTCAGAGAACATAAAAAGTAAAAATATAGAGTATAAGGCGTGAACCGTAACCGTAACTAACCGTAACCAGTAGGAAATTCAAGGCTTTCAGGGTGTTTTTAGTGTGATTTTATCCGTAACCGCAAGCGTAACCGTAACCGGGAAAGGACAGGTGAAAGAATGAAAACATTATCCGCAAGGAAGTATTTAGAGCAGATACAGGAATTTGATATTTATATCAATCAGGACTTAGAACGCCTTGAAGAAATGAAAATCAATGCTTGCAGTACTGGGGCAATAGATTATTCTAAGGACAGGGTGCAGACAAGTCCGTCAGGTGATACACTTTGCAAACAGGTAACAAATTATGTTGCTTTCAATGATAAAATCAATGCAGAAATTGACAGTTTTGCAGATGCTAAGGAACAGATCATCAAAGAAATCAGAGGTTTGCGTGATAAAAATTATGTTCAGGTGTTGTATAAAGTGTATGTTCAGTATAAGACAGTGAAACAGGCATCAAAAGAAATGAAAAAGTGCTATAATTACACGGTTGAACTGCATAACAAGGCACTTGCAGCGTTTGAAAAAACTTATCAAAACTTGCATTATTTGATGTAATCGGTTATAATCTGACGATTGACAAACGGGTGTAAGGCTTTTATGATAAACTTGCAAAAACTGGGTTGCAGATAATTCTTATGAATTATCTGCAATTTTTATTTTATGCCAAAAATGAGAAAGGAAGGTGTGAACCTTTGAATGGCAAAAGGAAAATATCAAGAATGGTTGACAGAAGAAGGTTTGCTGCAACTGGAATCATGGGCAAGGGACGGTCTGACAGATGAACAGATTGCTTCAAACATGGGAATCGGATATTCCACATTGCAGACTTGGAAATCAAAGTATCAAGACATTCAAGACACCCTAAAAAGGGGAAAAGAAGTTGTTGACATTCAGGTTGAAAATGCTTTGCTGAAAAGGGCATTAGGTTATTCCTATGATGAAGTGACACGGGAAAGGGTGCTTGATTATGACCAGTCAACAGGTCAGGTTGTAGGTTCGCACATGGAAATAACCAAGACCGTCAAGAAAGAAGTTCAGGGTGATACAACAGCACAGATATTTTGGTTGAAGAATCGCAGACCTGAACAGTGGAGAGATAAAAGGGATGTTTCTGTTGAAGGTGAAATCAGTACCAACAATCCGTTCAAAGGTTTATCAACGGATGAACTAAGGAAGTTGATTGAAAGTGAAGAATAGAACAGCACTCATTCAAGGGGCAAAATGTGAACTGTCAAGAAGGGAATTTTGGCAGTATTGCCGAACCAAAGCACCTGACTTCTACAAGAAGGACAGGTGTTTTTTGCATGAATTTTGTGATGACCTTCAATCCTTTATTGAACCAACAGATGAACATGAAGTTTTGGTTGTGAATATGCCACCAAGACACGGCAAGTCACGAACCATAGGGAACTTTGTTGAATGGGTACTTGGCAACGATCAGACCCAAAAGATTATGACAGGTTCATACAATGAAACCTTGTCAACAAACTTTTCAAAAGGCGTAAGAAACACCATTCAGGAAATAAAAGGTGATGCAGATAAAATTGTTTATTCTGACATTTTCCCCGGTGTAAACATCAAGCGTGGTGACGGTGCTATGAATATGTGGTCTTTGGAAAAAGGCTATAACAATTACTTGGCTACTTCACCAACTGGTACTGCAACGGGTTTTGGTGCTTCGATAATGATTATTGATGACCTTATCAAGTCAGCACTTGAAGCTAATAATGCTGATACACTTGAAAAACACTGGACTTGGTTCACAGATACCATGCTTTCACGATTAGAAGAAGGTGGAAAGATCATTGTGGTTATGACCCGTTGGCATAGCCTTGATCTTGCCGGAAGAATTATTGAAACCTATGGTGATAAAGTCAAGGTTGTTCAATATAAAGCGGTTCAGGATGACGGTTCAATGTTGTGTCCTGAAATATTATCACGCAAGTCTTATGAAACCAAAAGAAAAGCAATGGGTGCTGATATTGCAGAAGCAAATTATCAGCAGAATCCTATTGATATAAAAGGGCGTTTATATCAGTCCTTCAAAACTTACAATAAATTACCAGTTGATGAACACGGTCAGGCGTTGTATTCAGCAGTTAAGAACTACACTGATACCGCAGATACAGGTGATGACTTTCTTTGCAGTATTGACTATGTGGAATACAACAAAGAAGCCTATGTCATCAATGTTATCTATACAAAAGACGGTATGGAGATCACAGAACCCGCAGTTGCAAAAATGCTTTATGAAGATAAGGTCAACATTGCAGACATTGAATCAAATAATGGCGGGCGTGGATTCGCAAGGAATGTTGAATCAATACTTAGGTCAAAATTCAGCAGCAATCAGACGGTCATTCATCCGTTCTTTCAGTCAAAGAATAAGATTTCAAGAATCTTGTCTAACAGTACATGGGTTATGAATCACATTTATTTCCCGGTCAACTGGCAAGATCGTTTTCCTGATTATTACCTTGCAATGGTTAGGTATCAGAAAGAAGGAAAGAACGCACATGATGATGCACCTGATGCAACAACAGGTATAGCAGAAAACATTGGTGGCGGTGCTGCATTTAGTTTTGACTAAGCAATTACCGGGTAGAATACACGGCATCAGCAACCGTTCTTTTTGGACGGTAGGAAACGGTTGTCAAATGCTTACTCCGGGGCGGTTGCAACAGGTGACCGCCTATGATGCCTGTATAACTACTTTTTGAATAAAAGAAACAAATTAGTAACAACAACCCTTGAAAATGTAGTGTTTTCAGGGGTTTTGATTTTATTATGCAATGAAAGGGGTGATTGAACAGTGTTCAGTTCCTTTGTGGATGCAATCACTTTGAAACTAAGTAATTTCATACTGGAAGGGGCAAAATCCCACATGACTGACTTGGAATTTCTTGAAAAAGAAATCCTTGCTTGGAAATGTTCACCCCGTAGGATGATGCAGATTAAGGGATTTCTGTATTATGACGGTGACCATGATGTGATTCACCGCAAGCGTACAATGATAGGTGAGGACGGCAAACTTGAAGTTGTTGAGAACTTACCAAACAACCGTATTGTTGATAACCAGTATGCAAAAATGGTGAATCAGAAAGCCAATTACCTGTTCGGCAAGCCGTTTACATTAAACGGTGACAATGAACAGTACATTGAACTGCTGAAAAAGGTATTTGACAAGAAGTTCATGCGAACATTAAAGAGTGCGGGCAAGGCTGCATATAATGGCGGTATTGCTTGGCTATATCCTTACTACAATGACCGAGGTGAATTTGCTTTCAGGCTTTTCCCGGCTTATGAAATTTTGCCGTTTTGGAAAGATTCTGAACATACTGAACTGGATTTCTTCATCAGACTGTATGTGTCAGTTGCCTATGACGGCACACAACGGAAGTACATTGAAAAGGTTGAATTGTATGATCTGACAGGTGTTCACCTGTTCATACTGGACGGTTCAAAACTGATACCTGATGTTGTGAACAATGACACCGCTGATTTCCCGCACGTTACAATGACAGATGCAGCCGGGAACGTGCAAATGTTCAACTGGCAGCGTGTTCCCCTGATTCCATTGAAAGCCAATGAACAGGAAACACCGCTGATTAAAAGGGTCAAGTCATTACAGGACGGTATCAATGTGATGCTGTCTGACTTTGAAAACAATATGCAAGAGGATGCAAGGAACACCATTTTGGTACTGAAAAACTATGACGGTACTAATTTGGGTGAGTTCAGAAAAAACCTTGCAACCTTTGGTGCAGTAAAGGTCAGGTATGACGGTGATACCAAGGGCGGGGTTGAAACCCTTGAAATCACAGTCAACGCAGAGAATTACAAGACCATTGTGGAAATCTTCAAGAAAGCCTTGATTGAGAACGCAATGGGTTATGATGCCAAGGATGACAGACTTTCCGGCAATCCTAATCAGATGAACATTCAGTCAATGTATTCTGACATTGATACAGATGCCAATGATACGGAATCAGAAGCACAGGCAACAATGGATGATATACTTTGGTTTGTCAACTGCCACCTTGCCAATACGGGACAGGGTGACTTTGAAGGTGAAGAAGATGTGGTTGATGTGGTATTCAACCGTGATATGCTGATGAATGAATCAGATATTATTGATAACTGTCAGAAGTCACAGGGAATCATTTCTGATGAAACAATCATCAGTATGCACCCTTGGGTGGATGACCCACAACTTGAAATGGAACGCCTGAAAAAGCAGAAGGAAGAAGCACAGAAAGAAATGCTTGCACAGTATGACCCGTTTGGTACACAGAATCAGAACGGTGACGGTGCAGATGATGACCCTGATAACAAAGGTGACCCGTCACAGGGAAGTCAGGGCGGTGAAGTAGATGAATAACGGTGAATACTGGCAGAAGCGTTTTGAACTGCTTGAACAGGCAGCACACCAACGGGGGGTTCAGTGTTATGCGGATATTGAAAAACAGTACCGACAGGCACAGAAAACCCTTGAAGGTCAGATTGCTGCATGGTATCAGCGTTTTGCATCTAACAATGGGGTAACTCTTGCAGAAGCAAAGCGGATGTTGAACGCAAAGGAACTTGCTGAACTGAAATGGGATGTGAACCAGTACATTCAGTACGGTCAGGAAAATGCGATCAACGGCACTTGGGTCAAGCAGCTTGAAAACGCATCTGCAAGATTCCATATCAGCAGACTTGAAGCCTTGAAGTTACAGACCCAACAGAGCATTGAAGTCATGTTTGGAAACCAACTTGACAGCATTGACAGCACAATGCGGAATGTTTACAAGTCCGGCTATTATCACACAGCCTATGAGATTCAGAAGGGTGTGGGTGTTGGTTGGGACTTTTCCGCACTGGATGACAAGCAGATCAGCAAGGTCATCAATAAGCCTTGGGCAGTTGACGGCAAGAATTTCAGTGAAAGGATATGGGGCAACCGTCAGAAGTTGGTCAATGAACTGAACAACACCCTGACACAGAACATCATCTTGGGAAAAGACCCACAGAAAGCCATTGATGAAATTGCCCGGAAGATGAACACTTCCAAGACCAACGCCGGGCGGTTAGTAATGACAGAAGAAGCCTTTTTCAGTTCCGCAGCACAAAAGGACTGCTTCACTGAACTGGATGTTGAACAGTTTGAGATTGTGGCAACACTGGATTCCCACACTTCGGATATATGCCGGGGTATGGACGGCAAGCATTTCCCTATGTCTGAATGGAAGGTTGGTGTGACTGCACCGCCGTTTCATGTTCATTGCCGTTCAACCACAGTACCATATTTTGATGATGAATTTGATGCTGTCGGTGAACGTGCTGCACGGGATGAAGAAACTGGCAAGACATACTTTGTACCGGGTAACATGACCTATAAGGAATGGGACAAGGCTTTTGTTCAGGGTGACAAGTCAGGTTTGCAAGAAGCATCATCTGATGATACAATTAAGGCAAAGGAAGAAGTCAAACAGGTTGCGGAAAAATTAAAGATTGACAATTTCCCGGACGCTTTCAAGGCAAAAGGTGAATTGAAAAATACACAGGCACTTGTAGACTATATAAACGGGTTGGAAAGTGCAGATGCAAATGTGGTTGCCCTGTATAATAGCATGGCAAAATTGGAAACTATAGAAAACAATGGTATTCCGTTCAAAATATCACACGGTAAAAATCATGCTGTTTCAACTTCAACATATACATTGACCGGGAATTTGGCTGATGTAAAATTGACTATTCCAAAATTACAAGGTGAAAATCTTGCCGGACAGGTAAACACCACATTGCATGAAGAAATGCACCTGATGGATTTGTACGGTAGAAAAGACCCGTCAAAAAGTGGTAATTGGTTCAGCACAAGCAGAACAGCACTGATGGATGTATTCAAAAGTACATCTGATTCAATCAGTGATGAAGTTGCAGACCTATTTGCTGAACATAAAAAAGAGTACAGAAGGGTTCGGGATGAAGTAAATGCAAAATATCAGAATTTGATTTCTGAACTGAATAATTCAGTGATGGATAAAACCTTCCAAGGTTCACTTGCTGATTATAAGAAACAGTACAATAAACTGGTATCAGTCATGAATGATGAACGTGATTATATGGCAAGAAACATCATGGGTGGTGGAATAGGAAATCTTGAAGATATTTATGATGCACTGTCAGGTGGTGTATTCAGAGATAAAGGAACAGTCATGTATGGTCATGGGTCATCTTATTACAGAAGCCAAGAAAGCCGGGTGCATGAAACAATAGCAAATTACGCAGCATTGAGCATAACAAGACCTGATTTGATTGAACTGCTGAAAGCAGATAAGCCGGATTTGGTTGCAGAATTGGATGCGACTATTATTGAACTTTTGAAGAAAGCGGGTGAGGAATGATGAAAAATGAATTGATTGAAAAAAGCATAAAAGTCAGACAGTTGTTTTCAGAAGTCGATTTCCCACCTACAATGATACAATTTTTTGATTTAGACAGTGATGAACTACTGGATGAAAAGATTAGAGTGTTGACAGCGTTAAAAGATGGAAAGCAGATTGCAGATATTCCAAACTTTTATGCTATTTTGGAATTATACCCCAAAGATGGGGAACATTGGGACTAAAAAGCACGGTCAAATAGCCGTGCTTTTTTCATACCTTAACAAGTTATCAATAGACCTGTAATAATTGCTATATGGCGGTTATATGAGGTCAGAAAGGGGGATAAAAGGTACATGAAAACATACACAATGAGAAAGGCATGGTGATCCTGATTATCTCCCGGCTACTGGGTCAAGTAGCACATAGAAAAGGCATCCGGCAGCGGGTGTCTTTTTTCTTGCGGGTTGTCAAGCGTAAACCGAACAAAACCAATCAATCATGTGGGAGTAACCCCGTATAAAAACGTATTTGAAAGGATGGTATAGAAATGACAATAAAACAGTTAGAGGATTTAGGACTTACCAAGGAACAGGCTGATTCAGTAATGAAAATCAATGGTGATGACATTGAGAACGCAAAGGGTACTGCTTCAACAGAAATCAAGAACTTGCAGACAGAGGTTGAAGGACTGAAAACACAGGTCGGTGACCGTGACAAGCAGTTAGAAACCCTGAAAGCATCTGCCGGGGACAACGCTGATCTGAAAAAGAAGATTGAGGACTTACAGACTGAAAATGCCACTGCCAAGGCAACCCATGAATCTGAACTGAACCAGTTGAAAATTGATTTTGCGGTTGAAAAGGCACTTACTGGTGCAAAGGCAAAGAACATCAAAGCTGTCAAAGCCTTACTTGAACTTGGAGAAGCCAAACTTGACAAGGACGGAAATGTCAAGGGACTGGATGAACAGATCGAGAAGTTAAGAAGTGGTGATGACACCAAGTTCCTGTTTGAAGCACAAAAGCAGCAGAAACAGCAGCAGAATTTCAAAGGTTTTCAGCCGGGAGCATCAGGGGAAAAGAAACCGGGTGAGGGTGAAACGGTCGATTTCTCAAAAATGAGTTATGACGAACTTACCGCTTACATGGAAGCAAACCCGGATGCACAGATTTAATTTGATGAAAGGAAGGTAATTGAAACATGGCAAAATTTGATGCTAAAAGTTTTAATGAAAAGGCGTTCGGTAAGTACATGAGTGCTATTCCGAACGTGAAACTGAACAAGTTACGTGAATCCCGTGCAATCGTTGGTGATGCAAGATTACGTGACACTTTTGTGAATAACTCACAGACTGGCACTGTTTACGCAGTGTTACCGTTCTTTGGTCTGCTTTCCGGCACACCACAGAACTATGACGGTGTTGACAATGTTACACCGGGTAAGACTGACACCTATGAACAGGGTGTTTTCACTTACGGCAGAATGAACGGTTGGACAGAAGCAGATTTCAGTTATGATGTAACTGGTGGTACTGACTTCATGGCAAACGTAAGAAATCAGATCAATGACTACTGGAACGGTGTAGATCAGGATGTTATCCTTGCAATCTTAGAAGGTGTCTTTGGAATGAAGGACACTGGCACGGGTGACATTAAGAAAGCCAATGCAGCGTTTGTTGAAGCACACACCTACGATATTGCACAGGCGGGTGCTGAACATACTGATGATACTATGAAGATGGATGCAACAACCCTGAACAGTGCAATTCAGAAGGCTTGCGGTGATAACAAGCAGAAGTTCAAGTTGGTTTACTGTCACAGTGCAGTTGCTACCAACCTTGAAAACCTGAAACTGCTTGCATACTTAAAGTACACAGATGCACAGGGCATTGAGCGTGATCTTGAAATGGGTACTTGGAACGGCAGACTGGTCATCATTGATGATTCTTTACCTACTAAGGTCGTTGAAGCCGTTGCAGAGGACACAGGCAAGGGAATCAAGGCACAGGATGCGTACACAGAGTACACAACCTATATCCTTGGTGAAGGTGCTATTGGTTTTGAGGATGTAGGTGCAAAAGTGCCTTATGAAATGGTTCGTGATGCTAAGACAAGGGGCGGTGAAGATACACTGATTTCCCGTAAACGTCACGCTGTTTCTGTTGCGGGCGTTTCTTATACCAAGGCATCACAGGCAACAAATTCCCCTACCAATGCGGAATTAAAGACTGGTAAGAACTGGTCACTGGTTGCATCTGATACCAAGGCTATTGAGCATAAGGCAGTACCTATTGCCCGTATCATTTCCCGTGGATAATTTCTGATCTGAAAGGATGGTTGCAATGTTTGATACTGATACAGTAAAAGAACGGTTGAAATCATTCGGTTATGAGGTCAAGGCAGATGATGAATTTGCCTTGACCTTTTGCGTTGAGAAAGTACGCAGCACAATCAAAAATGAAATCAACTGGAATGATGTGCCGGAAGGACTGGAACACATTGCCGTTGATATGGCGGTGGGTGAATTTCTTCTTTCCAAGAAAACCTTTGCACCTGATGACCTTACCGGGTTTGATTTAGAATATGCTGTCAAGCAGATTCAGACAGGGGACACCAACACGGTTTTTGCAACTGGTGAAGGTTCAATGACCCCTGAACAAAGACTGACTTCTTTCATCAATTACCTTTTATCCTATGGAAAGGCTGAATTTAATTCATTCAGGCGTATCAGATGGTAAAGCAGATTCAGGCAGCACAAAAGGCTGCAAGGAAAGCCATTGAAGCAACCTATTTTGGTACTTTGACGGTGACAGAACTGCAAAAGGTAAAAAATGAGAAGTCAAAACTTATGGAAGAATCAGAGGTTGTAGTCTTACAAGACCAACCGTGCAGATTATCTTTTGAAAAACTGCAAACAGCAATTCAGTCAGAATCAGCAGCAACGATCACGCAAAGCACAAAGTTGTTCGTTTCCCCGGATGTAACCATCAAGGCGGGGTCAAAACTGACAGTAACACAGGACAATGTGACCACGGACTACACCCGCAGCGGTGTCCCTTCCACATATCCAACGCATCAGGAAATTACACTTGAACTGTTCAAGGAATATGCGTAAATGGGTAGAATGGGAAGATTTGACTGCAAAGGTCTGAAAGACTTTCAGCAGCAGTTGGGAAAGTTGCAAAATCCTGATGACTTTGTGGAATCGTGTGCAAAGGAACTTGCTGCCCGGTTGCTTCGCATGGTGGTCAAAAGAACACCTGTCGGACAGTACCCGGCAAGTTCAGGAAAAAAGGGCGGTACATTAAGGCGTGGTTGGACTGGTGAAAAACGTGCATCAGCACAAGGGTATGCAGACAGCCTGACGGTGAATCATTTTGGTGACACCTATGTCATTGAAATTGTGAACCCGGTTGAATACGCATCTTATGTTGAGTACGGACACAGGACAGCCAATCATTCAGGATGGGTCAAGGGTCAGTTTATGATGACCATATCTGAACAGGAATTACAGAGAATTGCCCCAAAGGTGCTTGAAAACAAAATCAAGAAATATTTAGGGGGACTTGGTAAATGATAAATTCAATAGTTGAAGCAATCAGTTGTTCCCTGAACAAAGAATTTGGGGATGATTATGAAATCCACAATGAAGAAATCAAGCAAGGTTTGAAAGAGCCTTGTTTTTTTATTGCTTGCTTGAACCCAAACAACAACCTTTTCCTTGGCAAACGGTATGAACGTACCAATCAGTTCTGCATCCAGTATTTCCCACAGTCTGCAAAGAAGCAGCGGGAATGTGCTGATGTGGCTGAAAGAATGTATGACTGTTTGGAGTATATCACAACAGACGGTGATACCAAGCCAATCAGGGGTTCAAAAATGAATCATCAGGTGGTTAACGGTGTTCTGAATTTTTTTGTCAATTATGACTTTTTCACGGTCAAGACGGAAGAACAGACACCAATGGAAACTATGACGGCAAGCACGGATGTGAAGGAAGGTGGTTGATTATGGCAGCAAAAAAGACAGCAACGGGAACTGCTGCAAGGTCTGAACAGACTGAACCAATGTTCAGCAAGGAACAGATTCTTGCATCTGCCCGTTTTGCAAACAGAAGGGACTTGGTGGATGCCCTTCTTGATGAAGATAAAAGTTACACCATGAAAACTGTTGACAATTTAGTTGAAAAATACATGAAAGGACAGGTGAAATAGTATGGCTTTAGGTGGTGGTACATTTACCTCACAGAACAAAGAACTGCCCGGTGCTTATATCAACTTTGTATCGGCTGCATCCGCATCCGCTGCATTGTCTGATAGAGGTATCGCAACAATGCCCCTTGAACTTGACTGGGGTGTTGAAGGGGAAGTTTTTGAAGTGACCAATGAAGATTTTCAGAAGAACAGCCTGAAACTTTTTGGTTATGCCTTTGACAGTCCTAAGATGCTTGGTCTTAATGATCTGTTCATGGGTGCAAAGACCTTATACGCATACCGTCTGAACGGCGGTGGTGATAAGGCAGCGAACACATACGCAACTGCAAAGTATTGTGGTGTTCGTGGTAACGATTTGAAGATCGTGATTCAGAAAAATGCAGATGATGCAAGCAAGTATGATGTTACAACCTACTTCGGTACGGTCAAGGTTGACACACAGACAGTTGCCAAGGCTGCTGATCTTGTGGCAAACGATTATGTGACATTCAAGGCTGCTGATCTTGCTGTTACTGCCGGAACACCTTTAACTGGTGGTACAAATGGCACGGTTGACGGCACTGCACATCAGGCTTACTTGGATAAAATCGAATCATACACCTACAACACTATGGGCGTTGTGGTTACTGATGATGTTACCAAGAAGTTATATGTGGCTTTCAACAAGCGTTTGCGTGATGAACTTGGTATCAAGTTCCAGTTGGTTGTTTACAACCTGTCTGCTGATTATATGGGCGTTATCAGTGTGAAGAACAAGGTAACAGATACAGGATGGTCAGAAGCAGCACTTGTGTACTGGGTAACTGGTGCAGAAAGCGGTTGTGCGGTCAATAAGTCTTGTCAGAACAAGAAATATGACGGCGGTTTCACCGTTGATACCAATTACACACAGAATGAGTTAAAAGCAGCAATCAAGGCGGGTGAGTTCACTTTTCATAAGGTCAACGGCGTTGTCCGTGTGCTTGAAGATATTAACTCTATGGTGACCACTTCGGACACTTGCGGGGATGTATTCAAGGACAATCAGACGATCAGAGTTATTGACCAGTTAGGAAATGATGATGCAGTTCTTTTCAACACTAAGTATCTTGGTGTTGTTCCAAACAATGCATCAGGCAGAACTTCCCTTTGGTCTGACTTGGTGAAAATCCGTACACAGTTACAGGAACTTGGTGCTATTGAAGGGTTCACTGATTCTGATGTTACGGTTGCACAGGGCGATTCCAAAAAGGCGGTTGTGATTACATCAGCAATCACCGTTGTGAACGCTATGGGTAAACTCTATGAAACAGTTACGGTTGCGTAAGAAAGGGGTGAAATAAAATGCCGAATGTAACAATGAAAGCAAGGGACACTATTGCAGCAAAACTTGCTGAATGTTTTATCACAATCGGAAGTAGAAGATACAACTTCATGCAGATGATTGATATGGAAGCAAAGGTTGAGAAAACCAAGACTACTGTTCCCCGCCTTGGTGCAATCATGGCGGGTCATAAGTCATGTGGTATGGAAGGTACTTTTTCCGGCACGGCACACTATAACCAGTCAGTTCTTCGTCAGGCATTGCTTGACTATAAGAACACTGGTGAGGATGTGTATTTTGAAATGCAGATCACTAATGATGACCCAACCAGTGATGCGGGCAGACAGACGATCATTTTCTATGACTGCAACACTGACGGCGGTGTGTTAGCAAAATTTGATGCTGACGGGGAATACCTTGATGAAGAGATTGAAGGAACATTTGAGGACTTCTCAATGCCTGAATCTTTTGCAAACCTCACGGGTTTTCTTACTAACTAAGTAACAGAACCCCTTGTGTGGCTTTTATATAAGGTCATATAAGGGGTTTTTTCTATTCTTTGATAAACAGAAGGGAGAACAACAAAATGTCAAAATTTAGTGCATTTATGAAAGCGAATAAAAAGGTAAAGGAAAATGAAAAGTTTGCACCTACTGCTTCACTTCTTGGTTCAGACGGAACACCTGTTAGATGGGAGTTCAGACATATCAGTTCCAAGGAGAATGAAGAACTTCGTGATGCAAACACCATTGAAGTTCAGGTGACAGGCAAGCCGAACTTATTCAGACCAAAACTGATTACTTCAAAGTACCTTATGGCAATGATCGTGAAGTCAACGGTGTTTCCTGACCTTTACGATAAAGAGTTACAGGACAGTTACGGTGTGATGACCCCGGAAGATTTAGTCTATGCAATGGTTGATGATGCCGGGGAAATGCAGGACTTCCAGTTATGGATGCAGAAGTTTCAGGGATTTACCAAGTCACTTGATGAAAAGGTTGATGAAGCAAAAAACTAATTGAAGAAGGGGACGGTGAAGCAAATTATGCTTACTATGCCCTTCTAAAACTTCACATTCTTCCATCAGTGTTCTTGGCTATGGATGAACAGGAAAAAGCCTTTGTGATTGCTTCAATCAAGTTGAAAGCAGAGCATGACAAGAAGGAAAAGAAAAAGGCAGAAGCAAGGGCAAAGAAAAAACACTAAGAAAGGACGGTGAAACAGGTGTCATCTATTCAGACAGGTATTGAACTTAATGACCAATTCAGCGGAGTGTTGAACAACATCATCAGTTCAGTGAACCTTGCCGTGTCTGCAATGTATGATATGCAGCAGTCAATGAACGCTGATATTGATACAAGCAGTATTGAAGGGGCAAGGGATGAAATCAATCAGGCAACCGCTGCCATTGAAGCAATGAATCAGGCAGCAAGCCGACAGACCGCACCTGATATTGCACCGCCTGTTGTGGATGGTGGAAATCAAGAACCGATTCCTGTACCTGTTGACCCGGTACTTCCTGACCCTTTGGTTGAAAATCCTGAACCAATCAGACCTGAAATTCAGCCAAACGCACCGCCTGACCCTGAACCCGTAGAAATCCCGGTCACATGGAACACTGACGGGATGGATGTGTTCACAGGAACAGGTGTTGAACGATTTCAGCAAGAAGTTCAGAGTGCAAACGATATGTTGAACACACTGAACACCACACAGGCAAGGATTTCACAGACCGCACAGGGAATGGATGTACTGCCGGATGCAGCAGTTCAGGATATGAACACCATGCAACAGCGGTTATCTGCAATTCAACAGCGGATTCAGCAGATTGAGAACAACCCGGTAAATGTTGGGGCAGACAATACAAATGCAGAACTGGAACAGTTGCGTATGCAGTTGAATCAGGCTATTCAGGAACAAAATTCACTGAATCAGGCAATGCAGAACATGGATGTTTCTGCTGCCAATGATGCCTATTTGCGTTTGTCACAAACTGTTGGCAACACAGAAAGGTACATCCGTGACAATGTGGATGAACAGGGGCGTTTTAATCAGGAAATTTCAGCCGGAACACAACAGGCAAATGAATTGACCAATACCATCAAACGGGCAGTTGCAGCCTATATCAGTATTCAGTCAGTTGGGAAAGCACTGAACATTTCAGATGAACTTGTTCAGACAACATCCCGTTTGAACATGATGAATGACGGGGTTCAGACAACTGCTGAACTTGTCAACATGGTATATGCAGCAGCACAGGATGCAAGGGGTTCATTCGGTCAGATGGCTGATGTTGTTGCTCGTTTTGGTAACAACGCAAAGGATGCGTTCAGCAGTTCGGAAGAAGTTGTTGCTTTTGCTGATCTGATTCAAAAACAGATGACGATTGCCGGGGCAAGCACCCAAGAAGCAGCAAACGCAGAATTGCAGTTATCACAGGCACTTGGTTCAGGTGTCCTTCGTGGTGATGAATTGAACAGTATCTTTGAACAAGCACCTAACCTGATTCAGAACATTGCGGACTATCTTGATGTTCCAATCGGTAAGATCAGAGAAATGGCAGCGGATGGGGAACTTTCCGCTGATGTAGTCAAGGCAGCAATCTTTTCTGCTGCTGATGACATTAACAGCAAATTCAATGAAATGCCTATGACTTGGGGGCAGATATGGCAGTCAATGCAGAACACCGCACTGATTGCATTTCAGCCTGTTCTTCAAAGACTGAACGATTTAGCCAATAGTGAAGCATTTCAGACTTTCATTCAGGGTGCTATTGAAGCAATGGCAACCCTTGCGAATATCCTTCTGAATGTGTTTGATTTGGCGGTGTCAATCGGTACTTTCATAGGTGATAACTGGTCAATCATTGCACCTATCGTATATGGCATTGTGGCAGCACTCACAGCATACATTGCTATTTCTGCAATCGTGGCAGCAATTAACGGTATCATGGCAATGGCAGAAGGTGTCAAGGCTGCTGCTCAAATGATGGCAACAGGTGCGACATTTGCAGAAACCGCAGCACAGCAAGGTCTTAACGCTGCATTGATGGCTTGTCCTTTAACTTGGATTATCATGCTGATTCTTGCGTTGATCGTGGTTATTTTTGCCGTATGTAATGCGATTGCAAAAATGACAGGTATTGCAAATTCAGGGTTCGGTGTGATTACTGGCGGTGTGAACGTGGTGATTCAGTTCTTCAAGAACTTGGGTCTAACCGTGGCAAACATTGCCTTGGGTATTGGAAACGCCATTGCAGCACTTGCATCCAATATGATGACGGCATTTCACAATGCAATCTGTTCTGTTCAGTCATGGTTTTACAACCTGTTAAGCACGGCACTTTCAGTCATTGAAGGTATTTGTTCAGCACTGAATAAGTTACCGTTTGTTGAATTTGACTATTCAGGCATTTCATCCGCAGCGGATGACTATGCAGCCAAAGCAAGTGAAGCAGCCGGAAACAAAGAAGATTACCAGTCAATCAGTGATGCGTTCAATGAAGGTTTTACAACCTTTGATGCATTTCAGGACGGTTGGGCATCAGATGCGTTCAATGCGGGTGCGGCATGGGGTGACGGTATTGCTGATAAGGTTTCAAACTTTAGTCTGTCGGATGTATTTGGTCAGACAGATATTCCTAATGTGGGTGATTACACATCAGGGTTCAATGATGCAATAGCAAATTCAGGCGTGGGTGACAGCATTGGAAACATTGACGATAACACAGGCAAAATCAAGGATTCTTTGGATGTTACAGAAGAAGATTTGAAGTATTTGCGTGACATTGCGGAACAAGAAGCAATTAACAGATTCACAACCGCTGAAATCAATGTTGATATGTCAGGTATGCAGAACACCGTGAACAGCGGTGATGACATTGATGGTTTTATGACCAAACTGACAGATTCAGTCAATGAAGCGGTAGACAATATGACGGAAGGGGTGCATGAATAAATGGCAAGAAGCGGATATGATATGTATTTTGACAAATGCCTTTTTCCTGTCACCCCTGAAAAAATCAGTATCAAAATCAATGGTAATAACAAAACGGTCAACCTGATAAATGAAGGTGAAATCAATATCCTGAAAAAAGCCGGGTTGACCGACATTGAATTTGAAGCAGAAATCCCGCAAGTAAAACATCCTTATGCGGTGTATAAGAATGGTTTCAAAGAAGCGGGATATTTCTTTGATATTTTTGAAGGGTTGAAAACAGGCAAAAAGACATTCCAGTTCATTGTGTGCAGAAAGACCCCGGTGGGGAAAAAACTGCTGAACACGAACATGAAGGTATCTTTGGAAGATTACAAAATTTCAGAAGATGCCAAGAACGGGTTTGACTTCAAAGTCAAGTTCAATCTGAAACAGTACCGGGACTATGGGACAAAGACAGTCAACATCAAAATTGCTGCATCCAAGCCAAAGGCAAGTGCAGAGCCTAAGCGGGAAACCAACAATTCACCCGCCCCGGCAGCCGCACAGACCTATACGGTTGTGCGTGGTGATTGTTTGTGGAACATTGCAAAACGGTTTTACGGCAGCGGTGCAAAATACACCGTGATCTACAACGCAAACAGGGGTGTCATTGGTGGCAACCCTAACTTAATTTATCCGGGACAGATTCTGACCATTCCGGCAGCATAAGAAAGGGGTGTTGTTCAATGTACGTTGAACTACTGGTTGGGAATGAATCAGGAACAAAAGTATATCAGCCTGTTGTTCAGGAAGGTATTGAATGGTCAACAGAAAGAAAAAACACCCCCGGCAAACTGGTTTTCAAAGTCCTGTATGACAACATTCTTGATTTTTCAGAAGGTAGTCCAGTCAGGATGAAGGTGGACGGTGACAATGTATTCTTTGGTTTTGTGTTCAAGCAGCAGAGAACCAAGGACAAAATCATTACTGTCACCGCCTACGATCAGTTGAGGTATTTAAAAAATAAAGATACCAAGGTCTATGAAGGAAAGACGGCAAACCAATTTGTGAAAATGATTGCAGATGATTATGCCCTGAACCTTGGCACACTGGATGATACCGGGTATGTCATTGAATCAAGGGTTGAAGAAAATACCTCACTGTTTGAAATGATAGCAAATGCCCTTGACCTGACACTGACCAATACCGGGGAAATGTATGTGTTATATGATGACTTTGGGAAACTTACCCTGAAAAGCCTGTCATCTATGTATGTGGGTGTTCCGGGGGCGTACCTGATGATTGATGAAGAAACCGGGCAAAACTTTGACTATACTTCATCTATTGATGAAAACACATATAACAAAATCAAACTGACCTATGATAACAAGGACACAGGAAAGCGTGATGTTTACATCACACAGGATTCTTCCAACATTAACAAGTGGGGTATCTTACAGTATTTTGACACCTTGCAGAAAGGTGAAAACGGTCAGGCAAAAGCAGATGCCCTTTTGAAACTATATAACAAAAAGACCCGTAACCTGAAAATTACCAACGCTTTAGGTGACAACAGAGTGCGGGCGGGTTCAATGGTTGTCATCAACCTTGACCTTGGTGATGTGAAACTGAAAAACTGGATGCTTGTTGAAAAATGCAAGCATACCTACAAGGAAGGTGAACATTGGATGGATTTGACACTTAGAGGGGGTGAATTTGTTGCCTGATGCAAATGAACTTGTTGATACCCTGAAAAGGGCAGCCGTTGAAGCGGTTGAAGCGGGGAAACCCGTGAATGTATATTTTGGTGAAGTTGTGAGTGCTTCACCGCTGAAAATCAATGTTGAACAGAAGATGATACTGGGTGAAAAACAGTTGATTCTTTCAAGAAATGTGACAGATTTCAGCACAATGGTAACAGTTGACTGGACTTCTGAAAGCAGTCTTTCCACCCACAACCACACTGTAAAGGGTGACAATGGCAGCGGTGGCAACATTGACTTGAACACAGGGTCAAAGAACCTTGCACATACTCACAAAATTACAGGAAAAAAGAAGATCATCATTCACAATGGCTTGGCGGTTGGTGATGAAGTTATCCTGATAAGACAGCAAGAAGGTCAACGCTTCATTGTTGTGGATAGGATAGGCAAATGATTCCTTCAACAGTTGGTTTTCTTGACCAAGATTTTGAAATTGAAACACAGCCAAGCCTAACTTATAAAATGGATTTAGACGGTGATTCAGTCAGGGGTCTTGTGGATGAACAGGATGCCATGAAGCAGATGATTTTCAGAACACTGCAAACAGAACGGTATCAGTACATCATATATCCGTGGTATTACGGCATTGAAACACTTGACCTGTACGGTGAACCTGTCACTTGGGTTTGTCCTGAATTAGAACGCAGAATCAGTGAAGCGTTAGCCGTTGATGAAAGAATCACAGGTGTGACCGACTTTGAATTTGACCTGACGGTCAAAAGTGTGGTTCATGCCTATTTTACCGTAAAAACAATTTACGGTGATATTAAAGCAGAGAAGGGGGTGAAAATTTAGAATGTATGAAGATCAGACTTATGACATTATCCTTGAAAGGATGATGAACCGGGTATCTGACAAAATTGACAAAAGACCGTCATCCCCTGTTTATGATCTGCATAGTTCAACCGCCATTGAATTTCAGATTTTATACATTGAGTTGGAATATCTGATAAAAAATTCATACGGTGATACTGCTGCAAGGGAATTTCTGATCTTGCTTGCAAAGGACAGGGGACTTTCACCTGAACCCGCAACCAAGGCAATCTTACAGGGTGAGTTCACACCAACAAACATTGATGTTACTGGAAAGCGTTTCAACATTGGTGAAATCAACTATGTTGTGACTGAACAGATCACACCGGGAACATACAAGGTTCAGTGTGAAACAGAAGGTGTTGTTGGCAATCAGTACCTTGGGGATATGATACCAATGGAATATATTGACGGGTTGCAGACGGCAAGCCTGACAAGCGTACTTATTCCCGGTGAAGATGAAGAAGATACAGAAGTTTTCAGACAGCGTTATTTTGACAGTTTCAATGAACAGTCCTTTGGCGGTAATCATGCTGATTATATGGCAAAGATCAAAGGCATTGAAGGTGTTGGATCATGTAAGGTCAAGCGTGTTTGGAATGGTGACATTAGACCCGCTGACATGATCGTCAGTACCGTGGTCAAGAACTGGTATGAATCAATCATTTCAACAGTTCCGGCAGCAGTCAAACCGTGGCTTGATGCCGTATATAATGCAGCCAAGGACAAGAAACTGACGGTTGGCGGTACTGTTCATGTAGTCATCACTGATTCTGATGATTATGGTGAAGCAAGTTCAACGCTTGTTCAATACGTTCAGCAGACACTTGACCCGGAAGAAAATGCCGGGGAAGGTTACGGACTTGCACCAATCGGTCATGTAGTCAGTGTTGCAAGTGCATTACATGTCAGTATTGAGGTCAAGACCACAGTAACCTTTGAAGAAGGTCACAACTGGTCAAATACCAAGGCAGCCATTGCAGAAGCGGTTGATGCATACTTCTTGGAATTAAGAAAGAACTGGTCAGAAACATCACAAACCATTGTCAGGGTATCGCAGATTGAAAACCGCATCCTTGGCGTTGATGGCGTGGTGGATGTGACCGGGACAAAGCTGAACGGCACGGCAAGCAATATGACCTTGACAGAATTTTGTATACCAAAGTTAGGGGGTGTTTCTGCATGATAAGAGAAGTTGACCTTGTTTCCTACTTACCGCCATTCATGCAGAGTTACAAAGAACCCGTTGCAGCACTTGAAGCGGAAAATCCTGAATTTAGCCTGATGTGGTCGGCAACTGACAGGTGTTTGCGTAACCGCTTCATTTCAACTGCTGATGAATATGGAATCAGCAGATTTGAAAAGATGCTGAAAATATACCCAACTGCTGATGATACCCTTGAATCAAGGCGTTCAAGGGTTCAAAGCAAGTGGTTCAACACAATCCCGTACACTTGGAAAGTGTTGCTTCAAAAGTTGCTTGTCCTTTGCGGTGATAGTGACTTTGAAGTGACTGGTGATTTCAAGACCGGGTACACACTGTATATTGACACTGACCTTGAATTATATGGTCAGGTGGAAGAACTGGAAAACATCATAAACACAATGATTCCTGAAAATCTTGTGGTTGTATCTAAGAACAGCATCCCTTGCAACATCAAAGGTGCTGTTCTTTTTGGTGGTGGCATCTGCTTCATCAATGAATTTATCATCACAAACGATTTCCGGGAAGTGTTTGATGTGAACGGTTCATCAGTCTTTGGTGGTGGAATCGTTCAGACTGAAATGTTGAACATCACAAATGACAGTCAGGAAACAGTGAGTGTTCAGGGTACAGTGAACTTTGGTGGTAAGGCAACAGATACCGCAATGGTAACCATTTCAACAGATTTTAATGAAACAATCCGGGCAGATATGGATGCAAAGGCAGCATCCGGCGTTGTTCAGGTAGACTTCATTGAGATAAAAACAACATAGAAAGGAATGATAAGATGGCAGAGTATTCAAAACTTTACATCACAAACAATGGTCAGGCACTTATGGCAAAGATGATTGCCGGGTCAGGAAACATTGATTTTACAAAAGTATGTTCTTCCAGTACCCAGTACACAGAAAGTCAGTTACAGGCATTGACCGCACTTAGCAACATCAAGCAGACAACCCTTGTTTCCAAGGTTACCCGCACAAATGAGGTTGCAATCAAAATTGATGCAGCATATTCCAACGTAGACCTGAAAGAAGGTTACTATATGCGTACACTTGGCTTATATGCCGTTGACCCTGACAAGGGTGAAATCCTGTATGCAGTCTGCATTGAAAAGTCAAATAACTGTTATATGCCACCATATAACGGTGTTACGGTATCGGCTGCATACTTACAGTTATATACCACAGTAGGAAACGCTGACAGCGTATCACTTGCGGTCAGTCCGGGTGCGTATGCAACGGTCGGTGACATTCAGGCACTTGAAAAAGAAATTGCTGATCTGAAAGCCTTTGTTGGCTATACAGACGGTGACATTTACGGTGTTGAAGTGGACTTTGAAAATAAGAAATTCACAAGACTTGCCGGAGCAGTAAACCGTTCAGCGGGTTCAGGGTTTGATGGAATCAATGCCTTTGGTGGCAGAAAGCGTTGCAACCTTACCAATGACGGGCGTGTTGCTGCATATTATGGTGAAGCCGGATTTTCCACTACTGGAAAACTGACACAGGCGGTTGACCGTAACCCGGTAGGTACTGAATCACCTGATGAAAACCTGAAATTCAGTGCTGGGACAATCGTTCAGGTAATGGTTGAACAGCCAAAGTTTTATTACAAGGTTGTACCGCTTAAAACTGAAAAGAGAACCAAGGGGGCGATCACAAGAAAAATCAGATACTATGTATCAGATACACCAAAGGCGGGATTCAAACTTCATCCGGCGTTCATTGTAAATGGTCAGGAAAATGATGTTGCATATCTTGCAGCCTTTGAAGGTTCACTTTGGGATGCATCTGCATCAGCATACATTCTTGATGATTCACAGGTTGCTGACTTTGCTGCTGATATGTTATGCAGTATTGCCAATGCAAAACCGCTGTCAGGACTTACACAGAACGCAACCCGTGCCAATATCAGAAAACTTGCTGAAAAACGTGGTACTGGTTGGGAACAGGGTGTTGTTCAGACGGCATCCGCTTCACAGATGCTCATGCTGATTGAATATGCAACCTTCAATATGCAGTCTGTCATTGGTAACGGTGCAGTTTCCAAGACTGATGACGGTAAAACATCCATGACAGAAAATACAGGTGCAACAATCACCCTTGGTAATGCATCCGGTTCAGTTGTCAACGCTAACGGTATTCAGATTGTGTCATACCGTGGTGAAGAAAACTTTTGGGGCAATATTTGGTGGTGGATTGATGGAATCAATCACTATGCAAACGCAACCACAGGTGAGTGTGAAACCTATGTTGCAGATCATGGTTTTGCTGATGACATTAAGGCAGCACCTTATGAAGATACAGGAATGACCGCAAAGTATGGAAACGGCTATATTTCCGCTTTCTGCTATTCAGAAGATTTTGATTGGTTGTTCTTACCGGGTGAGTTCAACGGAAACACTGCACTTCCTGTTGGTGATTACTGTTGGAATCAGAACGGTACTGGTTGGCGTGTCGCTAGATTGGGTGCTGGTTGGAGTGATGGCTTGGGTGCCGGTGCTTTCTATTGGGTTCTGTATGATGCTTCGTCTGGTCGTGGTCGGGATGTCGGCGGTCGGTTGGTGTATCGAAAAAAGGTGGCAGCATAACAGGCAACCAGTAATTCACACAATTTTAGGTAATCAGGATGCTAAGGATGACGATTTTCAAGCAGAAAGACAATAAAAAGACAAAAAACCAATGTCACTAAATTAGGTGCTAATTGGAATAATGGCTTGAATACCAGTGCTTTCTATTGGAATCTGAATAATGCTTCTTCTAATCGTAATCGGAATATCAGCAGTCAGTTAGTAAATGCACAAATATCACTTGAAACACCCCGTCAGAAATGGCGGGGTGTTCTTATAAATCAATGTACTGAAAACTGATTACCGTGCCACTTGGCAAAACATCAAAATACATGGGCTGTATTAGTAGACCGTCACCTGACGGGTTGAAAGTTCGGTTCAGTGCATACAGAAGGGAACAGACAAGCGTGAAACGGTATGGCAATCTTTATGAAAAAATCTGTTCAATGGATAACCTGTATCTTGCGTTTCAACACGCAAAGAAAGGCAAAGGATGGTACAAGGAAGTTCAGCAGATTGAGAAAAGACCATACTACTATTTGGCGGGTCTGCAATGGATGCTTCAAAACCATTTATACAAAACTTCGGAATATGCCACTTTTACGAAAAAGGACGGCAAGAAGGAACGGGAAATATACAAACTTCCATTCTTCCCTGACAGAATTGCACAATGGGCGGTTTTACAGGTGATTGAACCGCAGTTATTAGCGTATTTCACTGATGACACATATTCAGCAATACCAAACAAGGGTATTCATGCAGCATACAAGAAGTTACGGTTGGCGGTTGATACCGTGCCGGAAGAAATGACCTATTGTTTGAAAATAGACTGCAAGAAATTTTACCCTTCCATTGACCATGAAACACTAAAACAGAAGTTCAGACGGAAGTACAAAGACCCTGAACTGCTTGAACTGATTGATGAAGTAATTGATTCAATCAGCACTTGTCCGGCAACGGATGAAAACATTGAATTTTATCGGTCTTGTGGTAATGAAATCAAGATAGTGAAGGTAAACGGCAAGGACTTCATTGAAGGTGTCGGTATTCCAATAGGGAATTACTTTTCACAGTATGACGGCAATTTCTTCCTATCAGGTTTTGACCACTGGATAAAAGAAGTTAAGCGGGTAAAGCACTATTACCGTTATATGGATGATATTTGTATTTTTGCAAGAACCAAAGAAGAACTGCATCAGTTACTTGCAGAAATCAATGAATACTTCATACAGAATTTGAAATTAAGAATAAAAGGCAACTATCAGATATTCCCTTCATTCATCCGGGGTATTGATTTTGTTGGGTACAGGATATTTTTGAACAGTACCCTGTTGAGAAAATCCACCTGTCAGGAAATGAAGCGGAAGATGACCAACATCAGGAAGAAAGTTGAAAACGGTCAGGAAATGAACTATTCAGAATGGTGTTCAATCAATTCCTATAAGGGTTGGTTGAAACATTGTGACAGTTCCCATTTATCAGATAAATATATTGTGCCTATTCAGCAATACGCTGATGATTATTATACAAACCATATCAAGGCAAAGAAAAAGAAGAAAGGCGGTAAAAAGCATGAAAGAGTACGGAAAAGTACGCAGTACAAAGCAGCCTGAACAGAAAGTCATTGATGACTATTCAGTTTGGGTTGCTGCAAACATCACCCCGGTCACAGAAGCCGGGACAGATGAACAGCCGGGGTTCACTGGTTATGAATATGACCTGACCCAGTACACCAAGGATGAATACATCAAAATGATTGATGACAGGAACACATCCTTGGAAGATCAGATGACACAGGCACAGGAAGCCATGTGTGAAATCTATGAAATGATGGCATAAGGAAGGGGTGAGAATATGGCAAACATTTATGCAGCACTCATTATCAAGGGTAAGAAGTCAATCAATGATGTTCCTGACAAGATCAGGGATGAAGTCAAACAGGTGCTTATTGATGAAGGACACCCGGAACTGGCAGAAGGTGGTAACTGATGTTGTTTCAGTTCATCATAAAAATTTTATTCAGAAAGGATGTGGAATCTATGGCAGTGATTTATGCAACCCTTATCATTAAGGGCAAGAAAACCTTTGCTGATGTACCTGAGAAAATCAAGGACAAAGTGAAGGAAGTTCTGATTGACCTTGATTGCCCTGAATTAGCAGAGTAATCAACAGACAAGGAAATTATCACAGACACAGAAACAACCGCTATATGACCATTATATGAGGTCATAGGCGGTTGTTTTTATGTGCAGAAAGGACAGAAAGAATGAAACAGACTATTTGTAGCGTTTTAGGTGTGGTTGGTTCAGCAATCGCATCTTTTTTTGGTGGTTGGGATGCGGGACTTGCAACCCTTCTGATTTTCATGGGACTTGATTATATTTCAGGTCTGATTGTTGCCGGGGTGTTCAAGAACAGTCCCAAAACGGACACAGGTTCACTTGAAAGCAAGGCGGGGTGGAAAGGTCTTTGCAGAAAGTGCATGACACTGATTTTCGTACTGGTTGCGTACCGCCTTGATTTAGTCATTGGCACAAATTACATCCGTGATGCGGTCATCATTGCTTTTATTGCCAATGAAACAATTTCCCTTGTGGAAAATGCGGGACTTATGGGGTTACCACTTCCGGCAGTTATCACCAAGGCAATCGACATTTTACAGAAAAAGACAGAAAGTGAGGGTAAATAATTATGGATAAACAGACATTTATTTCACAGGTTGCAGCTTATGTTATCAAGTATGCTGCACAGTATGGTATCAAGGTACACAGTCCAATCATTGCACAGGCAATTCTTGAAAGTGGTTGGGGACAGTCAGGTCTTGCAGCCAAGTATCATAATTACTTCGGTTTGAAGTGTGGAAGTGCTTGGACTGGTAAGTCTGTCAACATGGCAACATCAGAGGAATACACACCGGGGGTTCACACGAACATTCGTGACAACTTCCGTGTGTTCGATTCTATGGAAGATGGTGTCAAGGGTTACTTTGATTTCATCAACTATTCAAGATATGCGAACCTTAAAGGTGTTACTGACCCACAGACTTATGTGGAGAACATCAAGGCAGACGGTTATGCAACATCAAGCACCTATGTCACAAACCTGATGCGTGTTATCAGGGACAACAACCTGACACAGTATGACGGTGCTGCACCACAGACACCTTCAAAATCAGTGGATGAAGTTGCACAGGACGTTATCAACGGCAAGTATGGCAACGGTGCAGACCGTAAGGCGACAGTTGAAGCAGCCGGGTACGACTATGATGAAGTTCAGGCAAAGGTCAATGAAATCTTGGGTGTAAGCACTGCACCAAAGAAATCTGTTGATGAAATTGCACAGGAAGTCATCAATGGTGCTTGGGGTAATGGTCAGGACAGAAAGAACCGCATTGAACAGGTGGGTTATTCTTATGATGAAGTTCAGAACAAGGTCAATGAACTTTGTGGAGCAACGCCTAAGAAATCCATTGATGAAATTGCAAGGGCGGTCATCCGTGGTGAGTATGGCAACGGTCAGGAAAGAAAAGACAAGATCACCGCAGAAGGTTATGATTATGCAGCAGTACAGGCAAGGGTCAATGACCTGATGTAATCTGTTACTAATTTGTTACTAAATAGCGGGATTTTGTGAGATTTGCGGAGATATTCAAAACTGAACTTTTCAGCAAATTCAAGCAAAAAGCGGGGTGTTATATCAGTAAAATTTATGATATAATGAGCACAAACACCATTAACGAACGAACAGCCCTGCAAAACAGGG